GTATCTGTTCTTCGGGTGGCAGGTTTCTAACATCTTGTTTCGCCTTTGCCTCTGCATCCGCAGGGGTTTTTCCCTCCGCTCCGGCTTCTTCCTCTGGCGGCTCTTGAAAGACATCCTGTAGGTTCATCTGGGTCAAAATTCTTTTCCAAAGCCCTGGTAAATCGGTAAGTTGAGCAAGAGCCTCGCTTTTTAGGGTGGCGCCTAAGATGATATTCATATTGCTTTTTAGCTTTTCTTCAGCCAGTAACAGCGTCAAGCCGCCGACCTTGAAGATGTATTTGCCCTCCAAGCCCTTCAGGGTATCGCTGAACTGAACTAACAGATTGTAGGTGTCCTTGATGAGCGGGCCTATACTGTTTCTCTCCAGCCGGCGGGCAATAACATCAAAGAAGCTATGGCTCTCAGCGGTCTTTTTCTCAATCTCACCCAACGTCTGCTTGTGCTTTGACGGCAGGGCCTCGACATATTCAGTAATTGCGGTCGCTTGTCTGAGTTCACTGTCGATTACTTTAATTGCATTTATTACTTCCGCGCCAACGGGAGTAACGCCTACTTCCTGTACTACTCGCCGCTCAACAGATTTCAAGAATATCTTGCCAGGATATATTCGCGGCATTTTCTGTTGGTCAACCAAACCTGTCTTTTCAACCTCAAACATCTTGGTAACAGTGAAGTTCAGGTTGTCCATATACAGATTGATGAGATTATTGAGGGTATATTGAAGAGGCACAGCGCCTTCAACCAAAGATACTCCCGCTATACCCCGATGTGGGTAAACTATCGGTATGGTAAGTCTCCAAGGCGGCAGCTTATCGTCAAATGGGTTCTCGTGATGCCGTATCAGTTCACTTTCATTAGCTACCATCAATAACTGGTCGCGGAGAATGTGCTTGCCATCCTTGCTTATGATGTCGCCCCAAAACTCAAGTATCTCAACCTTCTTGTCCTGCGTAGAATAATCACTAAGACCCCGCCTTGTTCTTTCTTTTGTCTTGAGCTCCTGCTTCTCTGCGCAAGTTGTTTCCAGTTTGTCAACAGCATCTTTTTTGTAAACTTCGGGCTTTTTCTCCACCTTTGATAGTAAGTCAGCCAGTCCCATCACTTTTCTTTCTATCATATATGGAGGCCGGCGATGTATTGAAGGTATATAATCAGGACTAATGAAAAGATTTAAGACATCTGTGTTCTCATATTTGCATTTTTCCGGGTCCTCATCCTCTTCCCAATATCGCTTAACCGCCCCAAGTCCAAGTAGGAATGTGCTTATTGTATCCTCTCCGTATGTTTCAGAGAAGTTTGTTTTGTTGAGGTGGCTCTTTAACTTCTTTTCAACCTTGCGGGCTTTCTCCTTGGCTACCTCGTGTTCTCCCTGCTCGTATTCTTCCTCATCTATCTCGACCTTAAAAAGTGTCGAGGTCTGCAGGACCGCCCTTTCCACTAACGAAGAGCCTCGGAGAGTGTGCATAAATATCTTCGGTGTGAAGATTTTGCTCTGCCACGACTTCTTGCCGGTGTAATCCTGCTTGTTCTGGAAAAGCAGCCACAGTTCAGCCCATTTTGTACGCCGCTCCTTTGACGCCTTCTCCGCCTGTTTCTTCGCGGTTACAACATAGTTGACAAGATATGTTGAGTCGCTGAACTCTTCCGGCGTTTCGGAGTCTTTAATCTCCGGGGCTTTCTCGGCCTCTTTCTTAACTGGTTTCTTCTTACGCTTTGCCATTAAAACCGCCTAACGTTTATTCCCGACCCTTTTAGCTTCCTGCCAAACAAAAGTTTGATTATGTCAAAAAAACTAAGATATAACTCATCGCTTTTATGAAAACCGTGTTTTATAGTCATTTTCCGCTCCTATTCAGAAATTACTCTTAACAACGTAGGACTCAGCGACCTCCATATCGCTTTTTTCAGAGTCGCCTCGGCCCCATTCGTCAACATCTTCGCTTTCAGGCTGAACGAATTGCAGGGAGTATAAACCTATAACATAAGCATCGCCTCTATCCGGACTCCGGCCTAATCGAGCTTTGGTCTTGAGTTTATTTTCCAATAGTATCTTTCTAAAGCGCCCGGCTGGATTGATTTTAACACTTGATAAATCCTGACGCAGTAACAAGCTTTTGGGGTATGGCACTTCGTGGTTCTGCATCAATACCATGACATACCAGTATGCTTCCGCTCTCTTGTTGGCAAACTTTTTGTGATTAAGGGCTTTTTCTCGGAAGTCGCACGGTATCGCATTAAGTTTCAAGCTGCTAAGCTCGCTTAAAACCCCCGTTCCTACACCAATAGGGTCAACTGCCACATTGAAGGTATTGTGTTTTTTGCACATTAAATTACATTCGTGGGCTATCTTTTTTGTGTCTCTTTCCCGCAGGGCTTTCTCGTCTTTAATGGCCTCATTCTCAAAATAGTATATGATGCACTCATCCCCTTCAACTGAGGCATCCGGGTCGCAGCTAACCAATTTCTTTAGGTGTCCTTTCGTCTGTTTATAAAATCTCAATTCATTAAGTAATCTCGATGTGATTAAGGTGAGTTCTTCGTCTGTGATATCTGCACATTCAAACTCCTGCTCGTACATCCAAGGGGGCATTTCACGTTGAGCTTTTTTGAGTTCTTCTTTAGGTATTAAGCCCGATTCGCTTGCTTTCAAAAGCGACCTGTACCAGTCCGACCATTTCTCTGACTGTCGCCATAAGTCCGTTGCGTGATTCTCACCCTTTGGGGTCCAAGCAAATATCGCCCATCTATTTATATCTTCCGCAACAATCGGCCTGAATATCTCTGTCCAAATTGTCTGCTTCATTAAGGCCCACTCGTCAAACCCCACTCCATTGGCATCTATCCCCCTTAAACTGTCAGGGTCATCCCCACCTTTAATCGGCAGTATCGAACCATTGGGGAATTTGATGTAGAGTTCGCTTTCGTTAGACACCCAAGGGACTTCCCTTCTGTCTGGTAGATAACTAAACAGCATATTTGGGTCTCGCCATACAATAGACTTCGCCTGCCGATATGTTGGCCCAACATAAGGATAAACGTGGTTCGGGTTTCTCAAACATTCGCGGATAAGAATGTTAAGAATAAGCGTGGTTTTCCGTGCCCGCCGATGCCACTTCAGCTCAAAGAAGCGTTTACGATGCGAATCAAACTCTCTTAGCACGGCCACCTGCTTTGGATGAAGTCCGCTTATGAATTTTTCGTTTGGTATTTGTACCATTTTTTCTTGAACCACTAAACATTATTATTCCTATCGGGTTTCCTTCCTGCCCGCCTATGTTGACGTTTCTTTCTTCAAATCTAACATCGGCTATTATCTTCTTCATTAGAGCAATCAAAACATTATCACTCTTATAGGCTCGTTCCACAAAATGCTTAAAAATAGACTTTCTCTTTGTCTTGCCAGCAGCCTTAACAGCCTCTTTAAGCTCTTTAAGCTCCTTACTGCCTGCTCCTGCCGGCCTGCCCCCCGGATTACCTGATTGCCCTTTTTTCCATGCCATTGTTTTATTGTTATTTACAGCGTTGTTTTGCGTCCCATTAACTTCTCAATCCACTGAATGTCATACCTGTTGATTTATATGTCCCTTGCGCTGCTGCAACAGCCTTGTCAAAGTCAAACTCCGAGCCGCTCCATATCCTCGTTTCCCCGGGCGCAAGTAATTTATCTGTACCAAGTGCTGGTGAAGCCCCGATCTGTCTATAAGGCCGACAGACGTATTGACCTAATCCTGCTGACGCCGGCATATTGCCTGTGTGTGTTCCATCGCCTACATCAGTAAGAGCAATCGTGTGAGATTCTGCATCACTCAGTCGCTCGGCGATTATGAATAACGTGCTGCCTGTAGGATAGTTGACGGTAAAATCGGACATTATAATTTCCTCTTATGGCACAGCCAGTGCTACAATGTCATAATCATTACTGTCGATAGTTACACGAATTTTGGTATCGCCTGCAAAGTCGGCCTGTGCCGATGCCGTTCCCAAATTCCAATCCTGGTCTGCCGCTGTTCGTATCGTGCTATTAACATCCAAAGTTCCATCAGTAACCATATTTGCATCTTGAAAATCAATATCACCATTTGCAAGAAAACGTATTAACTCTGTTATACCCAGCCCCTTCCACAAACTGAAAAAGTCTCCCCTACCTCCTGTATATGAAAATGTAAAATCGAAATCATCTCCAAACCCTATAAACTGACTATCTCCCAATAAGATAGCACGCATATTACTAAAAGCAACATCACCCCAATCAAGTTCTTTCGTACTTTCATCGTAAGTGATAGTGGCACTATTTGTCGAACCGTAAAGATTTATAACCGTATCGGTAGCGGCGGTAACATCTCCCAAATTAAGTGCGTGCCCCTGCATAGTAATATCATCGGTAGAAGTTAATTGCTCTGCCTGGACTGTGCCTGCTACTGTTATGTTGCCATCATCGCTGATTTCAACCTGGCCTGAAGCACCGAAGAAATGATGTTCTATTCCGCCATAACCATAATAAAAATTATCTTCTGCTACTTGGGGGATGCTAATGCTCAATCCAGTGCTCCAAATAGCTCCATCACCAGAAAGTATTAAGTAACCAGTTGCACTATCTTGAATTTCAGAATTGTTCGGAAGGACAAGGTTTGTAAATGTCCCTGTGCCGATATTTGAAAGGTCAAAACCGCCGCAATCCAAGTCCTCTCCAAGCTCATCTATGTAAGCAAGGCCATCAATGCGTAAATCCTTCCATTCATACGACGCTGCTCCTAAGTCAAAAGTGTCATCAATGTTTGGCATTAAACAGCTACCGAACATAGAGTCATCGTAGAAAAGGGACATACCGGCAACGCCATCTGGAACTCCATCGTTACTTGCAAGAATCCCATATGCAGCAAAAAGATAATCTGCATATACTCTTCCGGCAACTGGTGCAACCCCCACTCCTATCCCGCCATCAAAGCGGCCTGAGCCGGTGGTATTTACATCGTGGGTCTCGCTTGTCCAGTCATAATGTTTGGCGGCAAGGAAATTGGTAAGCGCATCGTGGTCGATACCAGAGTTGGTTATTGTAAGAGTAGTGCCTACAAGGTTAAAATCCGTGCTTTCGTAATCCAGACTCAACGTATCGCCGGTAAGAATTATAGGTGCAGTCGCGGCAAGGTTTGTATCATCACTAATATCAATGGTGTTTATATCTGACTGAAGGAAATGCCGGCCGGCTTCAAAGCCGTCAAGTCCATCGTGTGTGATGGTTTCCATACCTTTACCGTAACTGATGGAAACTAAACAAATAACTAAAACGAAGGTGTGTACTTTCATGGTTTCCTATTGTAGAAGTGTAAGGTTGAATAAATAAAGCGAGTAATCACTGACAAAATTTAATAAATCTTTTTGTTTCTATGAAAATTCTCGCTTGCCCACAATGGACGCAAGTTCTCTAATCGCCAGCACATCCTAAATTCAACATCGTCTGTTGAATTAAACTTGAAGAAGCACACGGGGATTATATGGTCAAGTGCCATTCGCCATAATTTGCCCAACTCATGCCCTTTTTGAACTGTTTTTCCAAATGTTCCGCTAAATCCCTCACAGAATAACCTAATATATCCCATGTATGACCTGTTTTAATTTTCTGTTTCAATGCTTTGCTCAAACGTCCTCGAATATTCGCATTTAATCTAAACATGCTACTGTTATTTCCCTTCTTTTTTTCTGGGAATCTTTGTAACCAGCCAGCATATTTCTTTACTTTTTTACATTTGTCGTTTTTCTCACTTAAGGCTTTGTCAATCGCTTCCGCCATCTCCGTAGTTATTTCATGGTGCCAATCTTTATCAGAGCCCTCACTTTCAAGTTGACCGAAATATGTCCTGGAGATAGGTTCTCTGTTTAGAATATCGGAAACAACTTCCGCTAACTGCTGTTGAGACCAGCCCTTACGTTCCCTTCTTCGCAATAGCTCTCCCCCATCTATCGTGCGATGATATTTACTCGGCTTTATTAGTCGTGCCATCCGTGGCCTCTCGATTTTTTCTCAATAAACTGACCAACCACAAAATTACAGTAAAGATAAAAGCTAAGCAAAGGTCGTGATGTAATAACAATTTACTCAACATAAGGTTTCAATTAAGATTTCCGCCCCAGGTTTATCAGCATATCGCTTCCGTGTATGCTGTTCGGCAACTTGTTTGTCATCTCTCCAGATAATACCAGTAAGAGCATCCTCGACCGCTCTAACCATCTTAGTCAGGTCTGGTGTAACCATTGGGTAAGGTGGCGCTGATGATTTGAGTTTTCCGGCATTTTTGCCAGTTCCATAGTGATTTTTCGGCCTACCCAATAAGAATGTGATAGTTAAAATCAGTGGACCTTCAAGAAGGCACATTCGTCCTACCTTATTCATTGCAAACCACTTAACTGAATCCATCCAAGACTTTGTGAATTTGCTTGCCGCCGTTACTACTACTTTGCCAGCTTTAGTCTTAAAAGCACTTTTACTGCCGGCACTTGCAGCTCTGCCAGGTACGAAAAACTTAATCATTCGAGCATCTCCTGCACCCTCTTAAATTCAATGACCTTTACTTCGGGATTTTCGTCCCAACCATAGCCACGTTTTTCATTCAGCGTATCCCAGAGTAATTCAAACGCTTCTTTAGCTGTATGGAATCCACCCCCCTTTTCTGGGAACGCAGGGTATACTATTATGGGATTAAAATGTGTCCCGCCGCCGTGAGCTTGATACCCCCTTAT